CATCTGAGGAGGAGCCAGTTGCTGCATCTGAGGAGGAGCCAGTTGCTGCATCTGAGGAGGAGCCAGTTGCTGCATCTGAGGAGGAGCCAGTTGCTGCATCTGAGGAGGAGCCAGTTGCTGCATCTGATGAGGAGCCAGTTGCTGCATCTGAGGAGGAGCCAGTTGCTGCATCTGAGGAGGAGCCAGCAGTTAAAGAAATAATGAATATGAACGTTATATTTAAGAACAAGAAGGGCGATGAGATATTCAATGGCAAATTAAATGAATTAACTGAACAATTAACAAATAAATTAAACAACCCATTAACTGCAAATCCCAAAGATAAAGAACGACTTTTAGCCTATATTAATAATAATAAAAACAAGTGGGCAGATACAAATAAAACAGAGGAAGACATTAACCGACTGGTTGACACAAAGCGTAAGCAAATCCAACGTTTGCAATTTAAAGATAATGAATTGCAGGGAGGAAATCACACTAGGAAACATAAACGCAAAGTAGGTAAGAAAAACACAAATACACGTAAATATAGTAAGAAACAAATGAAAACTCGTCGCAAGTCAAGAGGAAAACAAAACAACGTGTCCCATAAGAGTAAAAAATAATTCGGTTTTAACAAATTACTTTCAGTAAAGTAATTTGTTTGCATATGTTATACACATTTAAGATACACATAATATGAATATGACCAAGAATTTAGATAAAACTAAACTGGGTAAGGCCGCATTTGACATATTAACTCAAATTAATTCTGAATATAAATCTCGAACCAGTTCTTTTAATATGCCAAAACCAAAACTCTCCAATGAAGAGGTCTCTAAAATAATCACTATGTTACGTGAGGCGTTTATTAAACCAATTATTGAAGATGCTGTGATCATTCCTGAGTTGGCAGACGAACAATTACCATTGCCTCCGAATGAACAAGCAATTGAAATGCCGGATGAGGTCGATGTATTACCTCCATTAACTCCCATTGAAGATACTGAGATCATTCCCGATATTTTGGATGAACAATTACCATTGCCTCCGAATGAACAAGCAATTGAAATGCCGGATGAGGTCGATGTATTACCTCCATTAACTCCCATTGAAGATACTGAGATCATTCCTCCACCAATGTCACAAGAAACTTCTGACATACAAGTGCCTCCTACCATGGATAAACGCGAGGTAGATAACTTAATAAACATTTTAAAAGATACGTTTGTTATACCAGCAAAATCAAATGGTCCTGTCGCAGTGCCTCAACCTACTAATCCCATTGCATTAGACCAAACTCCTTCGTTATCTGAACCTGACATCAATAAATTACTATATATATTACGTGATCTTTATGCTACCCCATCTGCTCATGATATTGGGCTAATCGATGAACCAATCGATGAACCAACCGATGAACCAATCGATGAACCAATCGATGAACCAATCGATGAACCAATCGATGAACCAAGTTCTGGTTCCTATTTCAACAGCTTAGAAGATGCATTTAAATATTCATTTTCAGCATTTAAAGAAATGATTACACCAAATCAATACGTTGAGAAAGATCACTACACATTACCCGATGGTAAAGAAAACTATACGTACATTGGTCAAGTGTATATGGAAGACAAAGACAGGTCTCCTTATACAAAACGCATTCTATACGATCCAAATGAACAAATGATCGAAGTTATAGAAGAAAACATGTAATTATAATTTATAACAAAATTTAGTTAAATATAAAGGTCGACTATATGTAACTAAAATGAATGAACGTTATGTAATGGCTAATATAAAACTACCTATCCGTATAAATGACGACGGTTCAACCTCACCATTAACCGATTATATTACATTTGAATTAGAAAAATGTGATAAACTATCGGAGAACATAACTAGGAGCAATATACAAGAGGAATTTATAGAGAACATTACCCGGATATTTAATGAGAACCTTGGTCAAGATCCAAACGCTGTTGTCCAACAACCGGTTGAAGGAGAACATGAACAGGTGACCAAACAATTATTCGTATCACAACAAGAACTTGACAAACGTGCTAAAAAAACGTCGGTGCATAATACATCGTTTAAGAACAAACATGGACAAACTACAAGGCGAACCGTTCGTAATTATCCTAATTAAGCACACGGGGGCGCTGGTTACTATCAAGTGCAAGTGGTTCGGGTAGAATAACGGGCAATTTGTCGATAACATTTAATGATTTGATTGTTTTTAGATCGGGGTCGACCTCTCTCTTGGGCGCAACTAGATTTGTAGAGCCAATGCCAAATAGTTGCGATTCAATATCACATGCATTATATGATAGGTTCGTGGGTGCAATTCTGCCCATTAATAAACCATCTCCTGCGAAATGCGTTTCAGTAGGTCTACCATAGGATGAATTCTCGTATGTTGAATAATTGCAACCAGCCTTATTTGAATTTTGTTCCATTGAATAATCGCCAGACGCGTTCTTATTACGTGTAGACGACATTTTGTATATATGTTATATATTTGTATATACAAAATAATCCACTACCTTTTCGCAAATAATTTATTGTACAATAAGGTATAATTTACATTTTGATTTGTGAATGTATTATCACTTTCGCGTAACGATTTAAAATAATCAGTTAAACAATTATGAAACAACAACAAATAATCATAACTAAATAAAACCGCCAAGCCAATATCCACGTTTGTTGAAAACATGAACGTTGCAGCTTGTTCGTACAATACATGAAATAATGGGTTGTTGCGTGTTTGGTTAATTACATATTCCATCGCCTTATCGGATGCATCGTCGTCATATTCCAATTCATCTCGACTGACTTTGTCAATGTCCAATTTTACTATATCAGGATATCTCTGCGAATTCATATGGAACAACTGTCTTAATGATTTTCGATATTCAAAATCATTAGAATACTCAATAGTTAGATCAGACGGGTAAGAATATTCACAAGTGGCCATTTATCTAAACTAAATAGAATGAAAGGTTTATACCGGTTTATCAGTTTACAATAAATTCATTTACACAGATGGAAAAAACTCCCAATCTAAGTCTTGACATACCTTTTTCCAAATCATATCTTGCTCTAATTGTTTCTCTCGGTCTTTCATCATAGGAATATAAGGCAAATATTGTGTTTGATCCAATAATACACATAATTGATATAATGTGTATGTGTAATTGAAAAAATTAGTTCTATTTGCTGGACAATGTACAGCCCATGGTTTCTGAATTTCAATAAACAGAACACATAGTGTCTCATGTAATTCTTCATTCATTACAGGTGGTTTTATGCCAAACAAGGAATTGATATACTGGATATGTTCGAAATATTTATTCAGACCTAACTTGCGCAAAATATCACGCATTTTGTCGTAATTAATCAATGACATATCAGTAATCCTCTCCTTTTTTATACGCGCCCTGATTGCATCTAATACTTCGTCTGGTATCTGTGTAGTTTCCTTTGCCTGGAACTGTGACAGAATTTCTTTAAAATGGTTTAACCTTATATATGCAGTATAAGAAACTTCGTTAGGAGGTTCTTTGTTGTTCGGCTTTGAACTATCTACTATATATGTAACGAACCGCCCACATTGTAAATTGTTGCAAATGAGAATTCCCTCTTCGTCCTGTGGTATCATCTCGCCTGTCTGACAAACTTCACATATATCTGACGTTATAATGTAATCCTGTAAATTCGTCAAATCATTTGATACATTACGCCAATATTTCTGACAATTTCGCTTTAATTTATTATACTTAGTATTCGCTATGTTGTCAATTTCTGGCGTAGTCGACTTAATCTTAAAAAAAGTATTCACAGCACTAACGCTTTTGGTATTATCAATCTTATTTGATATTTGCTGTTTCTGTTCAAAATAATCAAAAATAAACCCCGCATTGTTCAACATATATTCTTTACGATCCTTCTTATACTTACATATATCATTACGAATTTTCTTTATCTTGTCGCGAGCATCTAGATATTCTGTAACTTGATCTGAGGTGAGTGCTTTTATATATGACTTTAACTCTTCCTTTTCAGTAGTCAGGTTTGGTATAATGACATTGTCTACTTCATCAAAATGTCTTAACATCTCGGTATGTTTTTCGTCAATTGTATTGATATTTACCTTATTTCCATTTGATTTTACTTTATGAGGTCCGGACATAGATTGGTAGTAGGAATAGAATATTTGTAAACGTGTTTTTATGTTGATTTTAGGCTAATTCAAGAAAAACGCAGAATGTCATTCTATATTTTTTGCATACCCAATATCGAGATTTACACAAACTCGTAGCTGAATACAAAAACTAGTATGTACAATAGTATATCTATGAATAAATCGCTACATCATAACGATGCACTACCAAATTTAAAAATAGAGAAACCGTTGTTTCAGAAAATGGTTTTTATTACCAATGCTATTGACCAAGGTTGGACTGTGAAAAAATCCAATGATACCTATATTTTTTCAAAAAAGAATGAAAACAAACAAGAAATCCTACAAGAAAATTATTTAGAGCAGTTTCTACTTTCTAACTATTCAGGAGACAAATTGTTATCATAATAGATAACACTTGTATATAATGCATTTTGATTTTGACATTGTTTGCTATTATCAGCTGATTGTAATATCATTTGATAATATTTTATTTAGGAATAATTCATACTAATCGCAATTTTTAACTACAACTCTATAATTGTAATTTACTATTCATCTATCCTCTCCTCGGCATATATTCGCATTGACCCATCATCATTAAAATTTCAGCAAAAGACAGTTTAGTCGATTATTTGATAAATTAAAATTAATTTACGTATTTTTCTCAAATTTTTTTCTTCATACAGTATATAATTCCATACAATGGCTGGTGGTTTAATGCAATTAGTCGCCTACGGCGCACAAGACGTGTTCCTTACTGGAACTCCCGAGATCACTTTCTGGAAGGTGTCGTACAGACGCCACACCAACTTCGCTATGGAGTCTATTGAGCAGACTTTCTCTGGTCAGGCCGACTTCGGTCGCCGCGTTACCTGTACTATCAGCCGTAACGGTGATCTTGCCTACCGCACCTACCTTCAGGTGACCCTCCCCGAGATCAACCAGAACATGGGAACTGGTGATGTCTATGCCCGTTGGTTAGACTTCATCGGTGAGCAGCTCATCGCCCAGGTTGAGGTTGAGGTTGGTGGCCAGCGCATTGACCGTCAATACGGTGACTGGATGCACATCTGGAACCAGCTTACCCTCTCCAAGGAGCAACAGGCCGGTTACTTCAAGATGATCGGTAACACCACCCAGCTTACCTACATCACTGACCCCGACTTTGCCGGTGTGTCTGGCCCTTGCGCTTCCAGCTCTGCCCCTAACCAGGTGTGTGCCCCCCGCAATGCCCTTCCCGAGACCACTCTTTACGTGCCTCTTCAATTCTGGTTTTGCCGCAACCCCGGACTTGCTCTTCCCCTCATTGCTCTTCAGTACCACGAGGTCAAGATCAACATCGACTTCCGTCCCATCGGCGAGTGCCTCTGGGCCGTGAGCACCATGACCGCCGCTGCTGAGAATGCCGGTGCCACCGTGTCTGTCGCTTCTGCTTACCAGCAATCTCTTGTTGCTGCCTCTCTGTACGTGGACTACATCTTCCTCGACACCGACGAGCGCCGCAAGATGGCCCAGAACCCTCACGAGTACCTCATCGAGCAGGTCCAGTTCACTGGTGACGAGTCTGTCGGTTCCTCTTCCAACAAGATCAAGCTCAACTTCAACCACCCTTGCAAGGAGCTTATCTGGGTTGTCCAGTCCGATGCCAACGTTGACTACTGCGCTTCCCTCAACTCCGAGGCCACTCTTTTCAAGACCCTCGGTGCCCAGCCTTTCAACTACACCGATGCCATTGACGCTCTTCCCAACGCTGTCGTCGCTTTCGGTTCCGAGACTTCCACCTCTGGTGCTTCTGCTGTTATCAACGGCGGTGTGTTCCAATTATCGGGAACTGATGGCTCTGCCGAAGGTGCCAATGGTGCCAACCTCACCGATGCCGGCACATTCGTGCTTGCTGAGACCGCCCTTGACATGCACTGCTGGGGTGAGAACCCCGTTGTCACTGCCAAGCTTCAGCTTAACGGCCAGGACCGCTTCTCCGAGCGTGAGGGTTCTTACTTCGACACTGTCCAGCCTTTCCAGCACCACACCCGTGCCCCCGATGCTGGTATCAACGTGTACTCCTTCGCCCTTCGCCCCGAGGAGCACCAGCCTTCCGGCTCTTGCAACTTCTCCCGCATTGACAATGCCGTCATGCAACTCGTCCTTTCCTCTGGCACCGTGTCCGGTACCAACACCGCCAAGGTCCGTGTGTATGCCGTGAATTACAATGTTCTCCGTGTTATGTCCGGCATGGCTGGAGTAGCGTATTCAAATTAGGTAACGGACATGGATAGCGTGACCTACAAAGTATTTTAACAAAAAGGGTTTTCCCACAAAAAATAAATAAAAAATGTAAAATAGTTAATCAATGACCCTGTTGTTTTTGAACCTCCATAAAAATTATAATAAAAAACTATAATGTTTTTATTATACAACCCCAATCTAATTGTTAGTTTCTTTCTGTAATTTCCTATAATCAGCTAATTCTTTCGCTTTCATTTTCTTGTACTCTTCATCACCATATTTTGCTCTCAATACTTCTCTCTGTTTCTGTTTTCTAAGGCGTGCCTGTTCACGTTTTTCTTCGGGAGTTTTTTTGTTTGTATTTTTTACAATATTTTGTTGATTTCTTTGTTTTTGTTTTTGTTCTCTTTCCCTCTTACGATACTCATCAATACCAATTGTTTCAATAAGTTTGTCTCTATATTTTTGTGTTTTTGTTTGGTTCTTTTCTTTTTGTATATTCGTTGACTGTTTATTGCTTTATCCACCTAGATAATGATTGATATTTACACTTGAATAACTTACAAGTATCACGCATATCATCATTGCTTTCTAAATAATGTTTTACAGCAACTTCTTTATAATCTTCACTGTGGTGAGACATAATAAATATATATAAAAATATTTAAAATTATGTATATATATATGGTTAATAAATGGATGAAATCTTAAAGGAAAATGATATATTAAAACATCGTATTACTGAACTTGAAGAGCGATTAAAAAAATATACAAGTGGTAAAAATCACAAGAAATATTATGAAAAAAATAAGGAGAAGGTTATAGAAGATGGAGCGAAATATTTAAAAAATTTAAAGGAACAACACCCTGAAAAAATAAAAGAATACGCAAGACGGGCTTATTTGAAAAGAAAGGAAAAATTACAAATAGAGAAGGACGAGAAAGTTTAGGATTATATAATTATGCGAAAAAACTATATAGTCATTCATTGTATTTCATAATATATGGTTGAAATAACAGATATCAAAAATTTTAAAAAAAAATGTTATGAATAAGTTAAGAGGATATAGGAAGCAAGATAAAGTTATATTAGCGTGTAATCCAAATCTAAATAAAAACAAACAACAGATTACATATGAGGAGTGTGTAAAATTAGTTCAACAATTAGATACTATGGTATGTAGTGTATGTGAAGATACTATGTTATTTCAACACTATACTCCTTGGTGTATGTATCAGTTTTCATTTGATAGACTTGATAATAAAATTATACATTCAATAGACAATATACGAGTTATATGCTGGGGGTGTAATTCATATCCAAATCAAACAAAAAAATGTTCTAGATGTAATCATAGTCAAAATTTACTAGTTCAAGAATTACTAATCTAATTTATTTAGGAATTTATATAATTTTGCGGAATATTATATAAAAATAAAATATTTAGTAAGTATATAGGATGGTGAAAAAGAAGAAATCAGTAGAACATCCTGATAAATATAGGTGCTTGAAAGTTCCTATTACTGCTATTTTACACGACGATAGTAAGGTTGCTGAACGAAATATGGATATTTTACAAAACGCTATTTCACGGGCAAACGCAATTACTTCTAAATCGTATATGCTATTACGGTTATGGGTTCTTGAAAAATACCATAATAACCTTACTATTCCTGAACTTACAGAAGATACTGTTTCTATGGCGATGAAATCTGTTTTGAAACCTTCATCTGGACCGAAACCAAAAGGAAACAACCTTATTTTATTCAACGAGTTTCAAACCTTATATAATTTTTCTCTGGAAGATGGTAAAAACCTATCTGCTGTATTGGATTATTATGCGACCACGATGATTACATCTATTACAAATAACATCAAAATACACTTTTTTGATTATGTAAATCGGTTCATCAACTCTTATTTCAAGTCTATTTACAAGGATGAAATCACCAATAAAGTATTCAAAAAACAACTCTTCAAAGAACTTCGTATAGTGAAGAATGATATATTGAATAATACTTTGTTATGTGATGAAAAATACCATACATGGATTAAGGAAAACCGCTACAAAATAGTTCCAGAGGAATATGATACAAGTTATTACTATGATGTATGTTGCGAACCATACAAATATCTAAAACATATGATATTTATGTGTTTAGAACTGGAAACATTAGAAGCAAAAGCATTTCAGTTTTTTCCAATCCAAACCAACGCTATTCCACGACATATTCAAATTGATACAAAGGCGATGGTGGAATTGTTTGTGGATACGAAGCGTGATGAGAAACTAATGAAAATATGTAAGTTTCCTGAAAAAGATGGTAAGGTAATGAATGCGACTTCTGGAAACCTGAATAATTGTTTAGAAGACAACAAGGAGTTTATCTGGGATGCTTTATGGGATGTGAAACAAACACGAAAAAGATATGAGTTTGATTATACTATTATTACTGATGGGTATGCTACTTCATTACGCTTTCTTCATAAAGATTATGTTGAGGAAGAACAAGCAAAAAAGGAAAGGAAGAAGCAAGGAAAAAGAGCATTACAAGGTCTTACCGCAGAAGAAAAAGAACAACGAAAAGAAGATAAGAAAACACAACAAAAAGAACTTTCAAAATTATTACGAAAACAACGCAAGGAAAATCCACCGAATAAAAAAGAAACGACCGAAGAATTACCAGAGTTTCCTTATATTGATGAATTACCTATGGAAGCGTTAAAAGGAAAACATATTTGGATTGACCCTGGTAAAAGATCATTGTTTTCTATGATGGATGATGAAGGAAATTTTTGCTCTTATACAAATGGTATGCGTATCAAAGAAACAAAACGATTGAAATACCAACGCTTACTGAAAAATCACAAAGACAAAACACATATTACAGAAGTAGAACAAACACTCAATACTTTCAATTCTAAAAGTTGTAATCTGGATAAGTTCAAAGAATACATAGCAAAGAAACTGGAAGTGAATGAGGTAGTCGTTCCACTATACAAAGACCTTCATTTTCGTAAATACAAATGGTATGCTTACATAAATAAGAAGCGAAGCGAAGATAATATGCTGAATATGATTGAAAAAAAGTATAGTAAAGACCATACCATTATCATAGGTGATTGGAGTATAGGAAAGCAGATGCGACACTTTATTTCCACACCTAACTTATCATTAAAAAGAAAATTAAAGGAGCGTTTCAAAGTGTATAACATAGATGAGTTTAGAACATCTTGTATATCCTACAAAACAAAAGACCTTTGTAAAAATCTGTATTTGCCTGATAAAACAGGCGAAGACAGAAAAATCCACTCAATCCTAACATATCAAATGGAAAACAACAGGAAAGGGTGTATCAATCGTGATAAGAACGGATGTAGAAACATCCAATATGTATTCAACTACTACAAGAAGACAGGAAAACGACCAATGAAATATAGTAGGGAATACAAGTTTGAAAGAATAGACCAACCACCGAACCCTTATAACAAAAAAGAAAAGGATGAGGTCGTCAAATGTAGTCTAATGCCTATGAAAAAAGGTGCTTTTACACCACCGATTTGATTTATCAAATAAAGAAGGAGAAATGACTGATAATTTTTATTTTATTTTTTTAGGATAATCTTGTCTCATTTTTCTTTTCGGTCGGTGTAATTTTATTATTATATGTCAAAATATGTTCTATGCGTTTTATAAATACGTCAGCAGACAACGAACATTTCATATAATTACACGTCTTACAACAACTCACACAATTATCCATCACATACCCTATATTTGAACCCAATCGGTCAATGCCATTGAAACCGCGTTCTTGAATAATATTGCAATAATGGCATGGTTCCTTTACAATTTTATTAAATTCTTCTTGTGATATTTCAAAATCCAGGTTTTTGTGTCCCGCACACCGAATGTAATTAGAATAGTGTATTTTTATGTTTTCTAACCGTGATTTATTATTTTCTTTATTTTTTTCTGGGTTATTTTCCCTCCACTGTTTCGCATTTTCTGCGTTTTTATTCAAATACTCTTCTATGTCTGTTTCTATTTGTCGTTGTCGGTAATTCATACTCTTCATAGCAACCTTTTCATAATTATTTTCATTCCATTGTTGTTTTACTTCTTTACGTTGAGGTTTCTGTTCTGCAATTCTCGCAAATTCATTACGATGTTCTTTATCGCGTTTCAAATCTTGTACCTTACATGCTTCTCTACATAGTGAACAAGTCTTCGTAATTCCACCATTTTGTCCAATAAAATTGGCAGTATCATATGTCTTGCAACACGTAGTACAAGTTTGTTTGTTTGGTTGAGTATTCTCTGTCAATCTCGATTTACCACGTCTTGCTCTATCTTGTTCTCTTTCCTTTTCTAAGCAATTCTGACAACGCGCATATTGATAATCCAAATCTAATTGAGAACGACACCCCCGAACATATTGTTTGCATACTTTCTTACCCATAACTACAGTATCATCGACGAATACACAAATTTGGTGTTTTTGGCAATATTTATTCTCTTCTGAACGTTTGAATACACATTTATCGTTAGCACATAATACGACGTTTTCACGGGTTGCTAGTTTATTCTTCTTACCTCTTTCTCGACAAGTCGAACATGTCTTACCTTCCGGTATGTAATACGATTTCTTACAACCAGTACAAATTGATAACTGTTCGAGCATTTCATCGGTGTACTCTACCATGTAAGAATGGTTCTTACAAAAACGGGTATCTAATAATGCATTGCATCTACAACGATTGCTATTTCTGTCAATCGCCAAACACTTCGACATTTTATGACATTTTTTTCTCTTTTGTATTGTATTCAATTTTTTAGGATATTTCACATTTTTTCGCCGTATACGCCGTTTTATTTGAAATTCAAAAATTCAAATAAACTTTCATACCTTCTCAAAATGATAAATTAGGTTACATAACAAACGTAGTGTCCTATGATATCATCAAATCTCATCCAATCAACATTTTGTTCGCAGTCTTCAAATTCGTCTTCATCAACGTGTAAATGATCCAATAAAATTTGCATAGCCTCAACTATAATCTTATGTTCTTCATCATCCGTAAATTGAATTTGTGTATCTTCACTTTCTTGAAGACAGTCCCATTCTGTTATAAGAAACTCATTTAAGTTTTCATACCAAGTCTTATTCTCATTGATCGTAGGCATATATTTTACCAAAAACAACTCATTTATAATTTGCTCAGCAATATCATGGCACATTTTATCTGTAAACCCCATTTTTATTATTCAACTGTCTATACATCTTCGTAGAACACTGTTTATATATTTTCTCAAAACAATATTTTGTGTTATAACGAAAAAAGTATATAATTATTTTAGATGGTAACTAACTATATTCTTTGTATTCTTGTAAAATGAATAATCAAGTTTATGAAGATAATTACACGAAGATAGTTGAACCAAAATATGGAAATAAACGGGATGTTACCAAAGATGAAATACTTACGAGTAATATATCAAATAATCACCCCTATTCTATTACAAAAACCGAACGAGTAGATATGACCTCATATGAAACGTATAGTATAGACCCAATCGGATGTAAGGACGCAGATGATGCATTTTCTATATACAGTGAAAACGATAAATTATATTTCGCAATCCATATTGCTGACCCAACTGAATACATAGATTTACAATCGAATTTATGGAAAGATATAGTATTGAGAACAACAACCAAGTATCCATCAAATCGTGCCCCAATTCACATGATGCCCAATCAAGTGTTGGAATTATCTAGTTTGCAAGGGACAAAAGAAGGTAATACCAAAAACGCAATAACCGTATTATCAGAAATAAATTCAACCACATACGAACCTATTAATGAAATCAAATTATTATTTACCACCATTTTTGTAAAAAAGGGGAACGCATTTAGCTATAATAGTGCGTCGGTCGTTTGCGACGAAATGAATGCGTTTAATATAGGATTGAAAATAAGCGAGTCATTAAAATCAAAACGTTCCTTAAAAACAAAAGGTATCAAATTAAATCAAGTTTCCACTGCATACCCTATATATGAAGATAATCACGTATATCTATACGAAGATACAATGCAAGAACGATTGATGAAACAAATGATTGCCGAATTTGCTATTTTTGCGAACTCCTTTGTAGGCGAATATTTGAAAATAAATTTAAACACGGGTATTTTTAGAACTTGTAATGCGAATGAATGGTTACAAACCGTGTATAATGAAATATCCGGCGAAGAATTGTTACAGGAAATAATAACTAATGGCATTCGTGCTGATTATATGGCTAACATAGCATCACACGATTTGGTTGGGATGCCTGAATATTGTCATTTTACATCACCCATTCGTCGTTTATCCGATTGTGTATGTCATTATTTACTGAAATACATTTATTTCAAAGATAAAAACTATAATATACCCTTTTCCGAGCAAGAATTAGACCAATTAGCCACAAAATGTATGAAAACTACGCGTTTTGAGAAGAAAAATCAATATTTAGATATCAAATTTCGTTTATTGCAAGTGATGGCAAATATGATTTTTGAAAATAAAAAAATACATATAGAATATTACATTACTGGATATAGCGGGTTATTTTTGAATATCATCATTTGTAATATAGATCATTTCCACGTCCACATGTCATATACACTACGGATACGCAATTATTCAAAGGTTATTAACCCAAAATATAAGCTTTCGCTAATCGTTACGCGCGTAAATTGTTTTACTAATTATGATGAAAATACAATTCCCGAATTAGACGCAGTTTCTTCCTGATGTTTCCCGCCATAAACTTTATTTGAAATTCAAAAATTCAAATAAACTTCAAACTTACTATATCAAGCCTGATTATCGTCACGATACAGTGGAGTATCATAATCGATCGTACATTCAGACTCATATTCTTTGAGATATTCGTCAATTCCCATGTTAGAGACGAGTAGTTGTTCTAATGCTTTCATAATGACCTCTATGATATACGTCATGTATCTAGTATATTGAAGGAAAAGAAACCAGGATAAATTACGAATTACATGTACTATCATGAGTAACTTTGTGCAAATGTTCTATTTTACTGAATGTATTTTTTAACATTAGATCAAGACAAAACTCAGAAGCAACATCGTTATCCGGACTTACCACCGAAAAGTACACACATAGGCGGTTCTTATTTTGAGATAAACCCATACGATTTAACCATTCGGAGCAATTTATGTTAATTTGGTTTGTTGCTTCTATCAATATATACGTTTTTGCTCCATTATCGTGATTTACAGTGTAATAATTGGTCGCCCGTTTATTTGATCCATCCAAACTATCACCAACTGTCATAATCAAACTCTGAACTATGCTTGCCGTATAAATGGCATTATCACAATTGTATATTTTTATTGAATTAAATGCGTCTTCGGCGATTTTGCGTACCACTATATTTATCATGCAGTCATCATACTCTTGCTGTAACATTTCATGCATCCATACCTTCCATTTAGGGTTGTTATCTATCATAGTGTAATCTAGTATCTATCAAGATTATATCATTTTCCACTAAATCGATGGAAGATTTAAATATTTATGTAAAAAGTGCATAAACATTTTCATGTATACACAATAAATGTCACGATCAAACACATTAAATACTCAAAACAATCTATTATTATCCAGTTTAATGGAATTCTATGACAATCGAGAAAATCTCAATAAAATGATTAATATTATCAATGGTGTTTCAAAAATATCATTGCGTATTGTGGACTGGTTTGTAACAAATTATGCCAAGAAATATTATACAGTGTACGAACAAACATATGGCGATGAGAACATGCAGACATTAACTCGATTTAAGGTGTATAACGATTACAAACTTAAATTAAAAGCCTATTCGAAAAAACGGTTTGACCCGTTTTGTAGATGGGATCGCGTATCTATCCCATACGATAATGAAAAACAGATGGAGACCACAATTGGTCAGTTGAACTTTTTCAAATGGGCCATCGAGAATGATATTATAGAATATATTAAAAATAATTACGACGTTATTGAGAATGATATGAACAAGCGTAATAGTACTACAAAACGCCGTACGCCAACGGAAGAAGAACCAATTGTCCAGTCAGCCAATTCAAAAACAAGGAAACGTCGCGAGGAGTTGTCTGTATCTGCGTGCAAGTGCATAAAAAAAGAAAGTGTTAAAATTATCGTGAAATTTAATTAGGTAAGTAAGTAGGTAAGTAGGTAAGTAGGCAAGTAGGCAATTACTTAGTATGTTTTGCGACCATAATATAGTTAATGAACTTTTCAATTTCACTTATCCACTTATTGCCCATATCATTTTCGTCATTGGGATCATAGGAGACATCCTCGTTCGTATTCAAATTTAATACATGGGTATTTATACCATCTTTGTTACATTCCCATGTTTCATATTGAGATAGCCAATCATCATGATATTTCTTACATTTTTGTAGGTAGTCCAATTCAATCTGTCCCTCACCATTTCTAGAACGCTTCATTATGCGCTCATGACAAATCTCTGCGTCTGCATTAATGTAGACATATCCATCCATATCAAAATCTCTTGCATGTTCTGTCGATAATAGGCAGTATATCTTGTAGTCAATATACGATATAACACCATCATTGTGTAACATCTTAGCGAAAATCTGTTTGTCAGCATCAACCGATCTCTCGCAAATGATTACCTTACAATCCGGATTTTCGCGAATAGTACTGCGCAACAACGAAAGTCGAGTGGTAAGCGCCATTACTTGGAATTGGAAAGCATATTTCTTAGGATCTTGGTAAAATTTTTCTAGGATGGTCTTGTCGTCTTCATCGCGAATAGTATCCCAAATATCAACCGGTTCTTTCACGAATTTAATGTCATCCGAACCCATTCTAGTCTTCAACTCTTCTAGTATTGTTGACTTTCCTGCACCGATATTGCCTTCAATTGAAATGATGATTGGTTGTCCCATCGTATAATGCTATAATTAATTATAATATTATATTGTTAAATGTTTTAACTTAATACTATGGATGTTTAGTTCAATTTTTTGAAGTACGTATACAACAAATAAAATATGCATATTATGTATACGATTATGGAGACAGATCCCGTCCTAAGTATTGACACGCCGGTAAATAAACCAGATGCCCCAGAGGAAGTAGTTGAGACCACCAAATGTTGCCACACGATTAATGAGAAATTAAAGGATCAGGATTTCATGCAAAAAGTAAATGTATCAGTTTCATTTGTCCTGGAACTTTACCGTGTATTAATGGGAACCATGCTTGTCATGTTTGTGCCGCAAAAATGTGGTGAAACCATGTGTGGACTTACTGATAATATGTTTAAGAGCGATCAGACATACAGCGCCAATGCAGGTATCAATATTGCCACACTAATCGCATTTGTCTACCTCTATGTGGTTGAAGTCAAACGTGAGAACAAGATGATCAATTACTTAGACGTAAACAAGGAGTTCCCTTCGGATAACGAGGCAGTTGGCGAATCGCTCCTCTTGTTGCCAGATAAAAAGAGACATGATATTCTTAACCTTGACCACAATTATCAAAATGCTAGTTATCTTGCAATGTTCTGCTTCTTAGCGAACACCATATTTAGTGGATACTCTATCTATAACAACTATTTGGACACAAAGACATCAAGTGTCTTCTTGACGAATGTATTGTTTCTGGCCGGAAAACTGGTCGATGCAAATGCTCTTGCGAATACCAAAGAAAATATATTCTACTCCGCATATCTAAAAGATCGCGTTCAATACAACTATGTGGATGCTGACAAAATAATAGATACCGATGCTGTTGCCGATGATAATCGCGTAATTGAATTAGAAGATGTCTTTGAAAATGCTCCCGCAGCAGACAATGTCTAAACTTGTCACTAGGATACGAATGTTCGTTTCGGCTTGTATTGTAAGATATCAAGAAATTTACTGGTAGTAGGGAACTCGTCCGAACCATATACATCCTGTAAGGTAAGCCATTCGAATAACCCTCCTCTATATAAATAGACATGTACAAATCCTAGACCCACTATTTGGTTGTACTTGGTGTCTACGGTTTCATCATTTGCGTTCTCGCCGTATATGATAAACTTTTTACTATCGAAATCATAATTGTTCAATAAGTCATTGACTATGTCCTCTTCTTTCTCATACGATATTGTGTTTTCGAGCAGACAATGCTGTTTTGTGGTTGGAAGTGTGTTTATAATGATAAACTCGGATGGTTTTGCAATTGCAAATTGTATGTCCTCAAATGAGATTTTATGATAAATGGTTTTAAATATTTTGTTGAACATTAGCTAATATACTACTATTCAACAATTCTATATCTTTTTACGCGTTGTTTGTTTTTATTCTTCATCTTCATCTTCATCTTCGTCCTCATCGCACCCATTACCGCATAGGCACTCTCCTGTTCCCTTCATTTGAACTATATCATCGTCTTTACCACATAGATCGCATTGACCTTCCTTATTATTAGGTTTTTCGTTTATGAAAAGTAAGTCGTTGAAACCATTGTCATCAAAATATCCATCACATAAGTTACATTTTAACCACTGACCGGTTGGTTCATAGTCTTCTTCATTTTCCTTATCAAAATCTTCATCATCCGGATACCTTTCACAATCAGTATTTTCGCATAATGTATATGTGGGTTCTTCTTGCAATTCACTTGTTGGGTTCATTACAGTAATAATAATTGTAATTGTAATCATTACTACTGTATTCGCTCTAATTCAATTTTACACAATAGTTTGTGTAAATCATTTTCGTAATTTGTCTGTTTTATCAGCATTCGAATGTGCTGTAAGTTTCTTATCTCGAAAATTAGTACAGTCTTCAACGATAGTCGTCAAAATAGCACAGTATTCGGTATTTTCTTTCTTTTCAGGGCATTCGAGGATGATCCTCTCTTCTATGTCCTTGCATAATGTATTGTATTTTACCATTTTGCGTACTTATCTACATCGTTTTCAAATGTCTATATTGATTTCTAAAAAATTGATTAAATTACTTTGTAATTAGCTATAACAACTGACAGTAGTCTACACCTACACATAATAATTATTAACAATGGATCTAACTCAACGCAAACTAACACGCTCTGAATGGGAGACGATTGAAGTACCTGTATCATCAGATGAAAAAGACATTTTGAAACTAATCATCTCCGGCTACCACGACGTAAATATACGCACAAACAATCATCAATCATTGTATTCCTTCTTGAAGATTGACCAATCACCAGGCACCGAGATCTTGCTATTCAAAAAATACTTCGAAGACACTCTTGAGAAATACATTTCCAAGTATGGCAAAGGAACTCCCCTTAGTTCACTTTCATTCCATTCTACAAATGGAAGCGAATTAAAGTCAATGAAAAGTCTCGATAAATTCCGAATTCAAAATCTGGATACCACTCTTGGTGAAAATAAAAACCTCGTATTTGAATTCTTACTTATGGATCTTGCGACAGAATTACTCAAACAAATATACAAAAAAAAACAAAAATACGCCTTCTATCTTTATACGATTATGCAACTAAAAAAAAACTCGATTAAAAATATTAATACTCATTTGTCGAATGCGGTCGACGCAATTGTTTCCTATGCCAATTCTTTTACAAAAACTAGCGAAATTATTACGAATGCTTATGAATTTATTGAACGGAATTCATATCTACTAAAATATGGTGATAAATCACTGTTTAAACATCAAAAACAACTGTTTACTATTTGCAAACCTCCCTCCGAAGACGAACAATTCATCCCTAGATTAGTCCTTTATACAGCTCCCACTGGTACTGGAAAAACATTGTCACCGATTGGGTTATCTGAGACAAAGCGTATCATCTTCGTATGTGTTGCCCGACATGTTGGGCTTGCATTAGCTAAATCCGCGATTTCCATGGAAAAGAAGGTGGCATTTGCATTCGGTTGTGAAAGTGCAGCGGATATTCGGCTTCATTACTTTTCAGCCATCGACTATACTCGCAATAAGCGATCTGGTGGCATTGGTAAAGTGGACAATAGTGTAGGAGATAATGTTGAGATTATGATATGTGACGTCCAGTCTTATATTACTGCCATGCATTATATGATGGCATTTAATCCTACTGAGCAGATCATTACGTATTGGGATGAACCTACAATTACCATGGATTATTCCGACCATGAACTACATGCAACTATTCATAAGAACTGGGTTGATAACCAAATCCCTACGGTTATCTTGTCTTGTGCAACTTTGCCTAGCGAAGAAGAGTTACAGCCAGTATTTGCGGATTTCAAATGCAAGTTCGAGCACGCAGAGATTAATACCATTACGAGTTATGATTGTAGGAAGTCTATCCCTATATTAGACAAGTCCGGTTACTGTGTCCTCCCTCATTTCATGTATTCAGACTACGATGACTTACTCACATGTGCGCAATACTGTGATCAGAACAAGACCCTCCTTCGGTATTTTGATCTTCGTGAAATCATTCGATTTGTTGAATATATCAACAGTAATAATCTGATTGATCCAAACTACAACATTGACTCCTATTTTACAGATGATATTAGTAACATTACCATGAATAAATTAAAGGAATACTATATTGACTTGTTATTACACATTGATCCTACTAGTTGGCATGCAATCTACAAATATATTACGACTACACGTACTTCCAAATATGGTGGGTCAAAGTCCGCCGGATTAACCAAGACAACTAGCGTGGAACAACCGTCGCGCGGAGGAGCCGAATTATCTAGAACAACCAGTGTATTTGTACCACCTACCACGAAAACAACCACGAAACCGGTTAGTAGCGGCATATTACTAACAACTGCCGATGCATATACATTAACAGATGGTCCAACCATCTTCCTCGCAGATGATGTCGACAAGATCGGAAACTTTTACATACAACAATCGAATATATCTCCCTCTGTATTTCAAACTATCCTGGCGAAAATCACGAAAAATAACGAGATAGTTTCCCAAATTGATAAACTAGAAAATGATATTGAGGCGAAAGAAACTAAGACAGATGCGACCAGTAAGGATAATAAGAGTGCTACGCGTGAAAGTGGTCGTCTATGTAAAGAATCGCAAGCATGGATGAATGAAATTAACAAACTCCGTGCAAAAATTCGATCGGTTGCCTTGGACCCTATGTATGTTCCCAATTCACGTCCTCATCAAGCAAGATGGGCTCCCGATGGAGATGTTCGCGAAAATGCGTTCGTAGCAAATATTGGCGAAGAAACTGCCAAGGAAATCATGGGTTTGGACGTCAATAACAATTACAAGGTATTGTTGTTGCTCGGCATCGGAGTATTTATTGAAAATCCAAATGTTCACTATATGGAAATTATGAAGAAACTTGCCGACGAACAACGTCTGTTTATTATCATCGCATCTTCGGATTATATTTATGGCACAAATTATCAATTCTGTCACGGGTTTATAGGTAAAGATTTAACCAACATGACACAACAGAAGACATTGCAGGCTATGGGGCGCATTGGTAGAAACAATATTCAACAAGATTATACAATTCGTTTCCGTACAGATGATATGATTATGAACTTATTTACTAAGCCGAGTGTCAATTTAGAAGCGAACAATATGTGCAAGCTCTTTACAACCGAGTAATTCGACATATTTCCAATGTATTGCAAATAACAAAACTAGCCTTATAGTTTTTTATGTAGTTAGTGTATAGAATGTCAGAATATGTCGTATGTATACCTAGCTATAAGCGTGCTGAGGTGTGTAATGACAAAACACTTACTATGTTAAAGACGAACAAAATCGACCCAAAAAAGGTATATGTCTATGTAGCAAACAAAGAAGAATACGAGGAATATTTAAGGGTCCTCGATCCAAAACTGTATAATAAACTGGTGATTGGTATTAAGGGGCTTGTCCCACAGCGTCAGTTTATCATGGAACAATGGAAAGAAGGTAAGCAAATTGTGTTCTTCGACGACGATGTTGAAAAGATTGATTTATCAATTTCGACCAAATTCAAGGGAAAAACACTTAATTATTTCTTTAATTCCGCATTTAAGGAGTGTAAAAAACAGCAGTCGTTCATCTGGGGCGTGTACCCCGTATTTAACCCCTTCTTTCGCGAAGCTAGAAATGAAATGACTACCAATCTCAACTATATTGTTGGTGCATTCTATGGTATAATCAATAGACCCAAGTTGAAAAGTATTAGGTTGACAATAACCGAGGAAAATGGTCAGAAAGAGGATGTTGAGCGTACAATTAAGTATTTTATCGAAGACGGTATTGTATTACGGTATAATCGTATCGGATTTGTAACCAAATACTATGGTAAGTCAGGTGGATTGGGTACATTCGAAGATCGATTGAAGCCCATGTTAGAAGCATCCAACAAATTAAAGGCGGCTTATCCCGAGTATGGTGATATCTCAACTAAGAAAACCGGTATGACCGAGTTTAAACTAAAAAAAATACCTGCGACGGTTCCTCTCCCAAACAAGACAAAAACGAAGAAACGTGTTCGTTTTGCTATTCGTAATACCGTGAAAAATAGAGACTAAGTGGTATTTCCAAAAAATAATATTCATTGAAATGTTATTTTTTACATTTACATTTTACGAAGTTTTTTCATTGTTTTGTTATGCTTTTCAAAGAATTTTCTGGTTTTGTTCTTTGTGCGTAGCCATATGTTTTTTCTCAGATAACATACCACTGATAAACGGATCGTATCATCGGTAAGCTTCTTAATCGGCAAATTGCCATGAGGTTGATGTACATCCATAAACAACATATCACCACCGCGAACGTTTATGCCCAGTCCGTATTGAGGGAAACACGTTTCGCCACCAGTATATTTACCGTCTTCAATTACAGCTAAATTTCCGAAACCGTCTTCATCGTCACCTTTATCACAATGTATTGTGGTTTGATAATTAACATTTGTCGTTATTGTAGTAAACGACGTTCCTGGTATTTTAAAATGGGTCTGGTTTGCTTTCTTTCGTTGAGCTTTATAGTGGTCTGGGGTCAACTCTTTATATAACCCGTCTATCTCCTTTATCAATGGTATGGTTTCCTTGTACTTTTCAGGATGATCCATATTAAATCTACATTCTCTTACTGTTACATCTGGGGTAATTCCCGTCTTACGAAAAATCACCTTTTGAGATGGCGACCATCTGTCAAAATAACCAAATATATTTGACATTATTTTGGGATTATCACGTACATTACGACTTGTACTTCCAGTTGCATTCCCTCGGTTGCTTGTTACCAGTTTCGCGAATTTTATGATATTGTCATAAAACGCGTCTATCTTTTTGTTTGTTAACTTATTCTTTCTAAATCGTAATAATAATTTTCCTTCTTCTGTAAACACATCAGCGTCATGGTCAATAATGTCTTTTATGTCCGATTTATCAACATATGTATTCATTTTAGAGGCCATTTCTGTCGCACCATAGTTATGTTTTACCGTATATATGGCAATTCCATTCACGAGTTCTTTATGTATAATCATTGATTTGCTTTATAACATAGTGAGATATTTTGTTACAAAATTGATCTATAATCTCTCGTTAATTATATTGTATCTAACTTTACCAAACCAATCATGGATCTAACTACTTTTTGCAAATTGCCTCTTGATATTCGCCGAGAGATTTCTTCTTATATTTATCCTGAGATTAAGATTGCCAATTGGATTGACTATTATGACATGAGTGATATTATTACAGATATTGCTACAAGATTTGAAGACTATCCAGATCTCATTTGTAATACTATCTACGGGTATCATTCTTGTGAAACACAAACGTTGTATCATCATTTTGCAATTGTACTCGATAAACATAATGGACATAAACTAAAATGGCATGAGGAATGCAGCCATACAGTGCTAACCGATTTTATACGAGAAACCGTCAATCTTTTACATGACGTTCCATTGCATACATTATATTACATCTTTACAAATTTCATATACTTGTCGAATATGCCCGATTGTATCGAGTAAAACGACATAAATGCAATAAAAATATACTTATTTTAGTGCCATCTATTCATGGAATTCCAAGAGGTTTCAATTTCATATCTTCGATGGCAATCGACCCACTACATTTATGAGTAGCTGTAAAACTAGACAAGGGCGTTTTATGTAGATTTCCATTACGATCGCTGTATGTTATGTTTTTTATGCCGAATTGTTGCATTTTGGCATAGCAGTCAATACAGGGGTCTGATTGCATTATTTCCGTACCTCTAACAGACAACCTCACCACATATAGTGATATTTTCTTCTTGATGTTCTTTTTCAAGCATTTCCGCAAAACATCTATTTCTGCATGACATGATCCTACCCGTCCGATTAGACCATCTTGTGATATTGTTCGATAGTGGTTATACCCCCTAGCTACTATTTTACCAGATACTACTGCTATGCAGCCATGACGATACGCTAGATCCGATTTATAGGCTTCTGTGGTTGCAATGGCCGCATATTTCGCATCCGTGACTGAACACATTTATCTGATATTCTATGATTGACCTGCAATATTGTTCTTTTTTCAATTTTTTGTCTATTTTAGAATGTCAGTTTGGGGGCATTTTTTACAAAAGTTCCCACTTGTGGGAACTTTCATATTATATATTTGATTTATCTCAGAAAAGAAATGGCATCGCTCGTTGAAAATGGACATTTTAAAAATGTCCAATTTTGATTTCCCGAAAATAGTTTTGTAAAAAGACCCTCTAAAAATACGGGTCTTAGCATAATGCAGTAATTTCATTTTTATATCAAAATAAGTGTTACCATCTGAAAAATAAGTATATTGCGCCGAAAACCATTTAGGGGATTTTCTATTAGTAATATAAGACTAATATGACTAAGAAAAATCCCCAAATCGATGTATACAAATATAGATGCGATGAATGTCACTACAATACCAATAACAAAAAAGATTATACCAAACATATTGGGACTGCAAAACATATGAGACTAATGAATACTAATGGAAACTCCCCAAAAAATCCCCAATACGATTGTCAGTGTGGCAAATCATACAAACATATGTCATCTCTGTGCAAACATAAGGCAAATTGTACTCTCGGTGACGATACGCCTCATGATACCTCATCATCGTCACAGATGGACATGACATTGGTATTCGACTTGTTAAAGCAAAACCGAGATTTCAAAGAGTTGATGATCGAGCAATCAAAGCAATTGGCCGATCAACAACAACAGAATAAACTGTTATTGGAGCAACAACATCACCAGAATAGCCAGTTATTAGAAGCGGTGAAAGACGGTAAGCTGGGCAATACGATCAACAATACAACCAATAATAACAAGTTCAATCTCAATTTCTTCTTGAATGAGACGTGCAAAGATGCGATTACCATGAACGAATTCATCAATTCAATCGAAGTATCAATGGATGATTTCATACGAACAGGCAATATAGGGTTTATAGACGGTATTTCTAAGGTAATGGTAGAACGCATAAAAGATATGGAATTACATGCTCGTCCTATGCATTGTACGGACTTGAAGCGCGAAACGCTCTACATAAAGAACGAGGATAAATGGGAAAAAGAGGACACCGACAAGACATCTCTCCGCCACGCAGTCAAGAAAGTTGCGAATAAGAATTATAAACAGTTACAAAAATGGTATGATAGTTCTAAACCAAATGTTGAGCAAATTGGTAGCGAAGACTGTGAGAATTATTTCAAATATTACAAAGCCTCTCTCGGTGGGTATGACAAGGAAGAAGATAAGAAATTCGAAGAGAAGATTATAAAGAATGTTCTCAAAGAGGTGGTTTTGGATAGGAATACCTAAAAGTCCCCCGTTATGGTAGTTTGTTTGTATACTTTTGATTTGTCTTAGAAAAGAAATGGCATCGCTCGTTGAAAATGGACATTTTTAAAAATGTCCAATTTTGATTTCCTGAAAATAGTTTTGTAAACAGACCCTCTAAAAAACGGAGTGTTACCACAGTGCAGTAAAAACATATTTTTTATGAAAATTGTTGTTACTGACAAAAATAAAATGTACATTGTGTCGAACATGATTTAGCAACTTTTTGTCACCCTATAATAAGGTAAAAATGGTGACAAAAAAGTTGCTCGAACATAAATCAAAATTCATTTGTAAATTATGTGACTATTGTACAGACAAAAATAGTAGTTATACCAAACATTTATTGACTGCAAAACATATAATGGTGACAAATGGTGACAAAAAAGTTGCCGACGAAAATGACTGCGAATGTGGTAAGACATTCAAATATAGACAGGGTCTATCACGACATAAGAAACGGTGTAAAAAGTTGCTCGCTGCACCAGATAGATCAGGGAGTGTAGAGGTAAGACCGAACGAGCTGTCTGCAATGTTTCAAAAGCAGGGGGAACTCATTCTTGATTTGGTACATGAGAACCAGGAGTTCAAACAAATGTTGGCTGAACAAAACAAACAGGTAGTTGAACTAGCGAAGAATGCCGGCCATGTTACAAACAATACAAATTGTAACAATACAACCAATAATAACAAGTTCAATCTCAATTTCTTCTTGAATGAGACGTGCAAAGATGCGATTACCATGAACGAATTCATAAATTCAATCGAGGTGTCAATGGATGATTTCATATGCACAGGCAATATTGGTTTTGTAGAAGGTATATCAAAGGTAATGATAGAACGTATCAAAGATATGGAGATGCATACACGACCGATGCACTGTACTGATTTGAAACGCGAGACGATCTATATCAAAAATGACGAAAAATGGGAAAGAGAAGACCGTGATAAAACACGGTTGCGTAGTGCAGTAAAGAATGTAGCAAATAAGAATTATAACCAGTTACGTAAATGGTACGATAGTTCCAAACCGAACGTGGAACAAATTGGAAGCGATGATTGTGAGAATTACTTCAAATATTACAAGGCGTCTTTGGGTGGTTACGACAAGGAAGAAGATAAGAAATTCGAAGAGAAAATAATAAAAAATTTGCTCAGAGGGGTAGTTTTGGACAAAAATGTGTAAATGGTTGCAACCACACTAGTAATATACGATCAAAAAGGGTATAAAGAGAGATCCCTATATATTATTGTGTAGCATAGTGTAATTTGTAAATAAACGCGGGCTCTGTCGATGTCTATATAGACAGGTGGGCCCCCCTTCTCAGCAATCATAGCTCAGTTGGTTAGAGCATCGGTCTTATGAGCCGAAGGTCTGCGGTTCGAGCCCGCATTTTTGCACTAAGCTCACCTGTCTATATGCGATTACCATGTACCCATAACTATGCACGGATGGCCGAGTGGTCTAAGGCGGTGGACTTAAGACCCACTATCATATGATGCGAGGGTTCGAACCCCTCTTCGTGCAAACAAAAAATGTATATAATGTAAGCTCTTATAGTGTAGTGGTTATCACTCGGGACTTTGAATCCCGAAACCCGAGTTCAAACCTCGGTAGGAGCTGAATAACGGAATAGGTTGGCCGCAAAGTTACCTGCGCTCTCATAGCTCAGTTGGTTAGAGCATACGACTGTTAATCGTGAGGTCAAAGGTTCGATCCCTTTTGAGAGCGAAATCCCTTTATTGTATAATAAATCAAATACTTATTATACAAACGAAAATCCAATATAGAAATATCTATGCCTATGTTATAATTACATACAACATGGCATTATCTCGCAGTCGTGTTATCACATATATGATATTACTAATACTGATACTATCCTTGATTTTAGCATTGTTGTCGCGTCCAACAAAAGAAGGGCTTGATGTGAAACCATCCTCCAATATTGCTACCAAACCAGATACTGACATGCAGCCTAAAAAATATTTGGCAGAAATGTTGCAGGTAAAGGATGATAAACCGTCGGTGCCATCGTTTGGTGCGGAAACCAAAGAAGTATTTAATCCAGAAACATCCTATTATATCGGAACAGCATCTGTGAATGAAACAAACCCGAACCAAAAAACCGCATTGTTTAAAACAGATAGTCCAACTCCCATAGTATTGAATATGGAAACCAAAAAGGTAGAAAGTATGATTATGGTAGCTCCCCAAGAGGGAGGCAAATTCCCTGCGAAATTTAATTTTACATTAACAAATGTAGTGAAAGAGAATAACCTGACTATGGATCTTTGGGGTACATCTCCGTCATTGGAGAATGTTCCATCGAATAGCATAATTGGGTCGGACAATTATGCCAGCTATCCCTATCCCAAAACGTTGTTTTCAACCAAAGACAAAGATGGTAAATTAATTGACGGATTAAAGATAGGAGGTATCAACATTGGAAACAATGCATTGAATATAATCGGGGTTGGACGTATATTTGATAGGAATTTTAAGGATATAGGCGAAGTTCTCAATATAAATGATACAATCAATATAGTATGTACAGATTCGTCCGGACTGACGGGAATATTACTTTATTTAAGCAAAGCAACCACTTTACGATAACTAAACTCGTTTTTTTGTAAATATGATATACTATGATATTTACAAACCAAATCAAACCAAACCAATAAACTTATAGTCCTTTACGGTGATCAACCACATAAGGATTGGAACTGAGTGCCGTCATAACCTCAGGGTTTGTGCGATCCATTTGAATATTGGAATATAAGTTACGATCATTGCCAGCAACGCGACCCATAGTAGTTGCGTCGGGTGTCTTGTATGGCATGGTTCCAGTAACTGGACGAGAGTTCTTCAAGAAGTCATCGCGAGATTTTTGACGCATGTTCACATCAGAGTTTAAGAGTGACATGTTTCCTTTTACTAGACGACCATCGATAGTACTCGACTTGATATCATTGTTTCTCTGATTGTAACCAGATTCATAGGAGGTGGTTTTTCTAGTTCTGTCTCCTGCTCCGGCAACACCAGAATAATAGAAATCGCCTGTCTCCTGTCTAGTAGTGTTAGTAGCTTGTTGTTGTGTTACTTTGTATGCACCTCCACGCTGGTTAGCATTGACGTTCATATGCATCTTTGACTTCTCGGTCGTTTCACGAGTGGTCGTGGGCAACTTGTCTTTGGGGTTAAAAATATAGGATTGAGGGACAGTGGTGCCAGGGTTTTGGTATGGACGTAGAGTGCCAACAACGTTTTCTTTTCTAGACGGGCGGAATACATCAAGTAAAGGCGCTACTGCGGCACCAACACTACCACTTACCATGCCGAAGTAGCTATCTTGCTTATTAACAGTACGATTGTTGGGATAGGCCATTTTCGACTTTATTCCATAATCGCCTTCGGATGCACTACTTCTACCATTGGCGTTTGCGGCACCTAGCTGATATTGACCCAATTGTTGATTGTGCGAAGGCATATATTCACCAGGCATGTAAGAAGCCTCGTTTTGATATCCAGCAGCACCAGCATATTCGACTGCCGTATCAGGACGAGATACATTACGTTCGACGGGGACAGCACGCATGGTCTGTCCTTTCTCTGCGCCACCAGTAGTGAATAAACGACCAATGTCTCTATCATTGTTACCAGCAAATCCCTCTTGGCCTCCATTCATACTACGTTGATCAAGTTCGAATGCTCTCTCGGGACGATGTTTTTCCATAATACCCATCTGGTCACGTGTAGCATTGTTCTTAATTGCACTATTGGCTGGGCCTTCTAAACCGAGGAGTGAATGACCACCTGACTTGGGATTGTTATCAACACGAAGTTGGTCAACCGTTTTGGGCATCCAACTATTGCGATCTGCCATACCAGAGTTAAACCCCCCTGCACCTTCATTGGTGTAGCCTAAACCAAGCCCAGGTCCAACATTTTCCTGTTTGAATGGGTTGACATTCGACATCTTTGTACTTGGATTTACACGGGATTGTATAAAATCAGATTGGTTAGGTACACCGTGTGCCCATTGTGTATTTTCATCAGGATTAAATAACGGAGACTGCTCTTTCTTACTTATTGTCTGTGAACCGGCACCTGCATAATTATCCAATATGCCTTCGGTAGAATTGGCATTAGCAGTGCTTGTTCTCAGATTACTACCAAAGAAAGGAACCATGTTATTGTGTTGAAAATAATCACTATTTACATTTTTACCAGTGAGAGAGTAATAATTAGGATTTTCATTTGACGTTTCTTCGGTGACAGATTTCTGGTTGAAGTATTTGTCAGTGTACACACCTCCTCCATTGTCAAACCGGTTCGAAGTGTATAATTCATTTGTTTCATCGGTTTCATTTGATGTATAGATTTCTTCGTTGGGATAATTACGGGTCGGTACATCGGTATTTGGTAGATTACTACCAGACGAGAAGCCTTCTTCATTATCCTTTTTCTTATTTTGATTATTGATTAAATATAAGCTTGATAAGGCAAACAGTGGAACAACTACTTCCATTTTATATTATATAATTATATTAATCTTATATAATATTTACAGAAAACTATTGCATATAAATGTGTTCTCAATGTAATCATATTTTACACATGTATACGTCTAGTTTGTATTACGGTAGTCATAATGGTCTTTCTCTAAATTACGGGTAAGTTGGTTTTCTTGGAAACCCTTTTCTAAACCATGTTGGGGATTTAAATAAGGACTGTCCCATCTGGTTTGTTCTAAATCTTTATACATCCAAGCGGGATGACTTGCCCGTGTTTCTTGTACAAAGGGTTCGGTTTTTTTGTAGGAAACAGACCAAGGTTCTTTTGCTTGTTCTTTATAGTTATTGGAAGTTATATTGTCACGGTTGAGAGGTCTGGTCATACCTTTGAGATCACTTTCTAAATTGACTGTGTCGTTTCGTAGATTTGCGCCCCATCCTTGTAGGCGTATGTGAGGATCTTCGAAAAAGGGTAAATCGGTACCTTGGCCAGGTGTATTCAACATATATCTTCCAACGAAGCTGCTTTCGTCGCTTTGCTTTTTTATTCTATTGGGGTCATCATGAAATCGTGTAAATGCCATAATAGATCGTATGTGTGTAGTTATTATATCATTGGAAAAAAATAATACAAGATAAAGTTATATAAACTTAGTGTGTTTTACTAACATAATTACTTAGGTTCTCTATTATGTCTAAAATATGTCTAAACATGATAGTAAAAAATGAAAGTAAGATCATAGGTCGTATGCTTACATCGGTCTTGCCATTAATCGATACATATTGTATATGTGATACCGGTAGCACGGATGATACAATAGAGGTAATCCGGTCATTTTTCGATCAACATAATATTACCGGTAAGGTAGTGACTGAACCGTTTCGTAACTTTGGTTATAATAGAACGTATTCATTGAACCAATGTAACGGAATGCCGAACTCCGACTATCTCTTGTTAATGGATGCCGATATGATATTAGAACTACCATCAGGGTGTATAGTGGACGATTTTAAGAGAACATTAACCCAGGATGCGTATTATTTATTTCAGGGTACACAAAAGTTCTTCTATAAGAATGTTCGGATTGTAAAGAATTATCCCGATCTTTCTTACTGGGGTGTGACACATGAATATATCGATTTACCAAAAAAAACTCCCAACGTCGAAATACCGAGGAGTATCATGTTTATAAACGACGTTGGTGACGGAGGTTCTAAAACGGATAAGTTTGTTCGAGATATTAAACTGCTAAAACAAGGACTAGTCGAGAACCCAAACAATGATCGATATACCTTTTATTTGGCGAATAGTTATAAAGACGCAGGTCAATATAAAAATGCGATCGAAACATACAAGAAGCGCATTGCATTAGGTGGTTGGAAAGAGGAAGTCTGGTATTCCTATTATTTAATTGGTAAATGTTACAAGACGTTGAATGACATGCCGAATGCGATATTTTATTGGATGGAGGGATATCAGTATTATCCAGATAGAATAGAGAACCTATATGAAATTGTGAAATATTATCGTTTAAAAGGTCAAAACCTGCTAGCTTATCGATTTTATGAAATGGCGGATTATCATCGAACACGCAATCCGTCTACCGACCATCTTTTCTATTATAAGGATATTTATGATTATAAATTGGATTATGAGTTCTCGATCGTAGGGTATTATTGTAACTACGCAAACTTAGATGTGAACCGCGCATGCATGAAGGTGTTGAATAATCCAGCGGCAGAACCAGATATACAGCATAGTGTAATGAAAAATTATAAATACTATGTAAACTCAATTTGTGATATAGCAGATAATACAGACTATGTAGTTCAACTCAATAATATACAAATCGATATTGATCTTGGTGATGAGTTTGTGAGTTCGACACCATCCATTTATTTGAAAAACGACCGCTTGTACATAAACACACGCTTTGTTGATTACCGAATAGACAACAATGGGGTATATTCGAATAAGAAATCGATTACAACTAAAAACATCATTACAATATTAGATACAGGAGAACCAATTTGGAAGAAAATCGACGAATTTGTATTGAAATACGACGAAAAACACGACGGATTGTACGTAGGGATCGAAGATGTGCGAGTAATCGTAAATAACGAGAACTTATATTACAACGCCAATAGAGGGCTGGCATACAATAATATTAAAATCGAGACGGGGGTAATTGATATATCGAACCAAACCGCCATATCGTCTCTGGTTACAAAAGAAGATCTGCAACCCGTAGAGAAAAACTGGGTACTGTTCAAAAACAACAATCAATTGAAGGTGATCTACCAATGGCATCCATTGATTATAGGTGATTATGAAAAACAGTCAGACGACGAGAACACGACAAAATTTATGACAACGAATACGATCGATACGCCCCATTGTTTTAAACGACTAAGAGGTTCAACGAATGGAATAGCAGTAGAAGGAGATATATGGTTCATTGCGCATATAGTAAGTGATGAAGATAGACGTTATTATTATCATGTATTTGTGGTGCTAGATCAAAATACATACAAAGTAAAGCGATATTCACGTATGTTCTCATTCGAGAAACAAAAAATAGAATATACACTGGGGTTTGTATATATGGAACAATACAATCAGTTTCTAATAGGATATAGTACAAACGATAGTACGACAAACTATATAGCAATCGATAAGAAAAAGGTAGACGGTTTATTTTAGTAACATTTTCTGGCATGAATGTATACGACAATCAACACAGATAATGGAGGTTTCATCAGATCATACATTTTTGATGTATTTCCATTCAACGTTACGTAATGTAGGAATGTACACAACATTGTCATATGCATCGTTGGCGTATTCGCGTTATTATCGCGGAAAGACATACAATTATGACATCTTTCTAATATTGATTAGCATTGCCTTTCTAATAATAGCCGCAACCATCAATTATTTATTGTATAGCGATTTCAATGCCTATATCGAAAAAAACAAGTTACATAACCAGAGTATAGTAAAGTGGATCAATATAATATATGTTATCTTTGGTATTCATAGTATATTAGCAGTACTCGGAGTACTTACTGCATTGCGAACGATAACTGCGACTGCATAATCGTTTTAGTCAATCTGGGTTATCTCGGCTTCTTTACATAGACCGAAACTTTTTCTATGCCACTGTGTAATGCCATATTGACGAATGCCGTCGAGATGTGTTTTAGTTCCATAACCCATATTTTTTTCCAATCCATATCGCTCACTAAGGATCGGATATTTTTCACATAGATCCAGTACATAATTGTCGCGAGAAGTTTTAGCTAGGATGCTTGCCGCTGCGATAGCCATATATTTGCCATCACCCTTTTCAACTGTCACATGGGACATCTGTTGTATCATTTGAATAGTCTCGTCGAATACAGTATATGGTGTGAAATAGTTGCCATCAATAACTGCCATACAATCAGAGATAGGAACCGATGTATTTTGAATAACGCTCACTTTATTCATTGTTTCATGAATACATTCGTGCATTCCTTGCATAACCGATTTTAATATGTTGATCTTATCTACAACATCTGCTTCGACATGTGCGACGTGCCATGCCAAGGCATGTTCTTTGATATACGACGCCATCTCATTTAGCTTTTTTTTGGATGAAAATTTTTTACTATCTTTGATATCTTGTCCAGAGAAAGCCAGGGGGTCTTTAGGTAAAACTACGCATGCGATATATACACGACCGAAAAGACATCCTCTGCCGGCTTCATCGATAGAGAGTTCGAATAAATTCGGCGGTTCATTATAGAACCGATCCAGAATAGGCGCCACTGTTCGAGATTTTTTTGTCTTTGCTACTTCCATATTCGCCTCCATTTCCAATATTATTAATACAAGTAGTAATAATAATATTTCTTCAATTTTACACATTACGTGCATATATTTTTCGTTCTATACTGTATAGAAAATGAAAGGTATCAAACTATCGCCATTGTTAATGTTTGTATTGCTACTAATTATTTTAGTAATATCCGTAGTATATGGAAGATTAACTAATACCGAAGGGTTTATAGCATTTCAAAAAGATAAGCAACCATTGGAGCAGGTATGGATACCCCAGTATTCAAAGAACGAGACTGTTCATAAATTAAACGATAATATGTTTTTCGACGCTCGTAATGGAAATTTGATTGAATTAGATGCCGAGGAATATTCCGATAAGGTTGAACCAACTGCTCCCGCAGTAGAAACCGCAGCAGTTAGCGTGCCACCCACAACGGGTGATGCAGCAGTTATTATTACAAATGCTGGTGTCGAAACCGCCGTAAAGACAGCTGTTAATACTGCGGCTCCTTATATAAAAGAGATGGCAGAAAGGAAGAACGCACAGAACGAATTAAATCAAAATGCTCAATCAAATGTATTGCCAGACCCAGAGACTGGCCTTATGATAAAGCCCCCAGATAATACTCCCGAGATCGATGTCGACAACATGCCATCCGTTGAAGAAGCAAACAAGATATTAGCAACTGATGCAATCAATGCCGCAGCTAATGCCGCAGCTAATGCCGCAGCTAATGCAACTGCAGAGGCAACAAGTGTGGCATCTATCAAACCGGATGCAAGTAGTGCCGTGGAAGAAGCAGCCAAGGCTGCGAAACTTGCAGCGGAAAAGACCCAGCATGCATTGGACATAGCAACCGAAGGAACAGAGCCTTTTACGAATGCGATTGATACTACCGGTTCGACAATTACTCGTGTTATCATTACCCCTCGTACCGGAACAAAAAGTATCATATACAACATAAAACCGACTGATATTGAAGGTCGTGACACAGTAGAGAGCAAGACGTCGGGAATAGCCTCGTCGTATGCTTCATGGAGTTATGCTACACAATGCGTAAATACGACCCGCAAGTCCGTGTTGTATATGTCTTGGAAGAGCCGCACTTATATTGTAATTGTAGACAAATTATGTGATACCCAACCATACTCTCTTTATATGTTTGGTCCAAACAACCAGGTAGAATATAGGGCTTTTACAAAAGAAGAAGTTTTAGACATCTATCCACATCCGATCATAGATAATACAAGCAACACAATTGTGAAGGATAAAGCATATAATGAATTGCCGGTTTACAAGATCAGTAAAAGCGTAGAATATGATATCCAGACAGGAAATTTATTAGTTAACCCAGATGGGCAAGGCAAGTTGGAGGTATATAACCGCAACGGGCATCCAGTCGATATCACTACAATAAAACCAGAAGACAATAATGTAGCAATAGTGAACTTCAATCCTTGGATTATAAAGTTAGGAAAAACCATGACCGGTTTATATATTCCACATGAAGATAACACTCTTGTGTGCATATTAAATGAAGGAGCTGATGTTGGATTAGCCAATGTAAAACGTTTTACTCCTGCGGGTGTGGATCTGAATGGTACGGTTACTCCTGCTCCGACTACACCAGTGGAGGAGGAAGACGTAAGCGATAACAGCGATTACATTTTAAAGACGCAGATTGTACCACCAGTTTGCCCTACGTGCCCAGCATGTCCAGACAATGTAACATGCAGTAACTCATGTAGTAACTGTGGAGGACAAGGTGGATCGGGAACACTAGACAACGAGGGAAAATCTATGGTTGAAGATGAGAAACCGAAACGCGTGGTCTACCAAGTAATGGGTGAAGATGGTGTAATCCGGAATGTAGTGGGTAGCACAGTCGATCTGGCACGTGATGCAGTTTCTGGTGCAGATGACCTGGCACGTGATACAGTTTCTGGTACAGTCGACCTAGCAAAAGATGCTGCAACGGGAACAGTAGGGCTAGCAAGAGAGGTTGCGTCAGGAACGGTCGGATTAGCTCGCGATACTGTTTCTGGAACAACAGGTTTCTTAAAAGATACCGCTTCAAGTGTAAGTGGGTTATTCAGAAGAAATCCCACATACCTTCAAAACAATGCCATGCAACAAGGTGGCGTTCCGAATGCCATACAGCAAGCTGGTGCGAATATGCCCCAAATGAACAATGGTAGGGTGGCCCCACAAGTAACCGACAATTCTACCTATTTCGGAGCCTTGCCAAATAAGACCAGTAACTATATGCCAATCACGGCAGATTTCAGTGCATTTTCTAGTTAAATAGTTGCCCAAGTAAACAAATAATGTGAAGAATATATTATTCGTTTGTAATGAGATAAACAGATCGGCTGTATTCATATACTCAGTAAATAGATGGAAGAAACCCTTAAAACGATTGATTTGAATGGTATTCTAGATCGTTCAAAAATAGAAAATGATATTAAAGAACAATTGAGATTATTTGATACTAATTATAATAATATACAATACAAAAAAGGGTTTTATATATATGGTTCTCCTGGATGTGGCAAAACAAGTTTCGTGACAGATCTATTAAAAGATATGGATTATGATATTATAAAATATGATGCGGGGGATGTGCGCAATAAATCATTGGTAGATACAATTACCAGTGACAATATATCAAACCGCAATGTTTTACATATGATGACGAAAAAGGTGAAAAAAATTGCGATTGTAATGGACGAGATTGACGGAATGAACAATGGCGACAAGGGGGGAATAACCGCATTGATCAAATTAATAAGACAGAAGAAGACCAAGAAACAGCGTCTGGAAAGTACTACAATGAACCCAATAATATGTATTGGTAATTATGCAGTAGATAAAAAAATAAAGGAATTAATGAAAGTGTGTAATGTATACGAAATAAAGACCCCCACTAGCAATCAAATCCAGACAATTTTAAACCAAACGATACCGACTATAACTACGTCAATCGACATTACGATGCAATTGTTATTAAATTATATACAACTTGACATGCGCAAACTAGGGTTTGTATATGATATGTTTAAAAACGGTTCACAATTGTTAAATGCAGACACGATGAAAACGATTTTTCATTCCAAAACATATAATGAGGATGCAAAGAAAATCACAAATACCCTGATTAATAAACCGATACACATTACGAAACATGCATCTATAATGAATGAAACTGAGAGGACGATAGTGGCATTATTATGGCACGAGAACATAGTAGATATGTTACAAACACAACCGAAAAGTCGGACGATACCCGCCTATTTGAAACTGTTGGATAATATGTGTTATGCGGATTACATAGATCGCATAACCTTTCAAAACCAAATATGGCAATTCAATGAAATGAGTTCTCTCATAAAAACATTTTACAATAATAAACTATATCACAATGCATTTCCAGAGAATAAAGATAAATTTAATCCCACGGAAGTAAGATTTACAAAAGTATTGACAAAATATTCAACAGAATACAACAACATGATATTTATAACTAATTTATGCCAAGAATTGGATATGGACAAATCCGATTTGATATCCATGTTTCACGAGATACGGTTACATAATGGGGAGGATTTTTGTAATCAACCAACCGTATTGAACGATTACGAGGGAATATTTATAAATAACAATATCACGAAATTAGACATTAAACGAATGTATCGATATTTGGATAAGAATGTAAAGAAAGATACAGTTGACATAACCTGTGATGGTAGTGACGAAATTTCATTATGACAACGTGTATGTGCATAGACTAAATTATGTATGACGATTACAATTTCATACATAATTTCACTAAATTCCGGTTATGTCAATGCTAACTACCTCTGGATGTCCCTTGGTAACCTTCTGGTTCAAAGATAGGGGGATTTCCTGTGGAGTGGTTTTGATATTATCGGCAACTACCTGATTTAATTTAGATATAGTTTCGTTTAATTGTTGTATCTCTTTATTCAAGATAGCATTGTCGCGAGTACTTGCAATAAGTTTATTCTGTAAATCCTGGTTGGTCGTAAGAATATCTTTATATTGTGCAGTCTCCATGATTGATGGTTCAATAGTAACCGCCTCACCCGTCTGGCTAAACTTCTTAACTTTCATTTGTAATAATTCAATAAATCGTTTGCTCTGGTTATTAGTTTCTGTTAGTTTCTTAATCTCTTCTTGTTGTTGATTAACTATACCTACGATTTGATCACTACTTAACTTAATTGGATCCTTTCCTGGCTGCTGTAACATAATGGGAGCACCAGCCTGTTGAGCAGCTTTTGCATCTTGGATCATCTTTTCGCGTTTAGCTTCAATCTCCTTGATCTGTTTTAATACATCTGGTTTCATTTCTGGTTTGCCCGGATCATAATTATCTAGTAACTTATCAATATCGTTCATAAAGAATTTCTTAATAGACGCCTCAGATGTTTTGAAATGGCGTATAAACGTGTCTACTGTTTTGGGCGACTCTTTAAAGAACCGCGGATCTTGCTGTTGATCAAACATTTTACGTTTATCGAAGGTGTTATGTTCATGTGAAAATACAAGAATGGTCTTTAACGGATCTAATTGCACAAATGGTATTGTATAATCCTTTAAAAATGATCGTTCCTCTGCCAATGCAGCTTCATCCTCATATTTGGTATCTTTCAACATTTCTGTTCGAAATGCAAATGTACCAGCGGTTGCATGTTTTTCGGAGTACGGACCACATTGGATCATTTTATTCATCCCCTTGAAGTAAACATATATTTCACTTGAACCCGCACACATAGCTTCTGGTTTGCTCTGTAAACGTTCAACCGCATGAGAAATGCGTTCGGGCGGATAATAATCGTCGTCATCCATATATACGATAATGGATCCACGAACGAATTGATGCATATAATTGCGTTTAGCACCAAGTGTCATTTTTTCAGAAACTTCGAAATAACGTATCTCTGGTATATCGGATGCAACAATCAAATCCTTTATCTTATCGGTACCATCATCAACTATAATCCACTCAATCCTATCTTTTGGATAATCTTGATGTTTAAAACAAGCAAACATATTTTGAATGAACGGTCTACGATTAAATGTAGGTGTACATACACTCACCATCGGCAATTGGCTAGCCATAGGGTTTTTAGACTTACTCATTAATTACGTAATATAATAATTATAATACGTAATAGTGTTTATACCGTTAATAGTTGAATTAGTTATTTGCCCAATCTGGATAGTTTGCTGGTAAATTCATTCATATCTGGGATTTTGCTGGCTAGCTTAGAGGCATCGGGAATTTTGCTTGCTAGCTTAGAGGCATCGGGAACTTTGCTGGCTAGCTTAGAGGCATCGGGAATTTTGCTGGCAAGATTGGAAACATCGGCAACTTTACTAGTTAGATTAGAAACATCGGGAATTTTGCTGGCAAGATTGGAAACATCGGCAACTTTACTAGTTAGATTAGAAACATCGGGAATTTTGCTGGCAATATTAGAAACATCGGGAATGTTGCTGGCAAGATTGGAAACATCGGGAATTTTGCTGGCAAGATTGGAAACATCGGGGATGTTGCTTGCATACTGTTTTAATTCAGAAACATCGGGAATTTTGCTTGCATACTGTTTTAATTCAGAAACGTCGGGAATTTTGCTGGTTAGGTTGGAAACATCGGGTAGTTTGTTAGCATATTGCTTTAAATCAGCAATTTTATCAGGATTTATATTTAACATTGAAGTAGCACTATTAAAGTCTGACATTACACTTTCAGAAAAGTTAAGTGGTTCAGGTTCAGGAGCTTGAGGAGCCTTGGCAGTAACCGGCTTATCTTCATCAAGCAAGGGTTTGATAAAATAGTCCTTGAATATACTCGTTCCTACTACTACAACCAATATAACATGAATTATAATTAGGAGTAATTGTAGTAAAGAGCCCTTAATATTTTTAGAATAATCAACAAGTCCAAAAATCAACATAATTAGTAAACTAATCTGAACCACATATTTATAAACAAAGTCGAATGCCATGTATACATTATTGATAATCTTGTCGACAAATGAAAGTGGATTACAAACCGTGTCCTTTTTTATTGGAAGTCGATTTTCGTTAAAAAACTCACGGATTTTTGTAATCGTGTCCAAGAAACTATGATCACTCAACAGGGGTATTCCGAAGAACGAAAATGCGATAATATAGACAAAACACATAGTAGCTGCGATTGGAACTGCCAACATTAACAAAAATAAAATCTTAAACATATTCGAAAGAAATGGCACAATAAGAGATGTAGGGAACCCAGCAATCAGTTTGGTTATCTGTAATGCCGTTGATATTGGTTTAAACTCAAAGAATGACAATACATATAACAAAAACGTTGTTCCATACATAACAGACAAGATAGGATTTGACATATTGAAACTGGCCAAGTCAACAAGTACAGTTCTAACAGATGAGGCAGATGTGTAAAAGAATTTGGTTAATATAAAGAATAATGCAGTGAAACAAACTGTAACGTTCACATGATCAGTTAAAACCTCGGGTCCAGTCTTAACCGCATATTCTTGTAGTTTTTCAGGGAAAAAAATAGGAATATCTAATAAAAAGTCGAGCAATGCATATATTTTGTTGACAATTCCAGCCTCGTGTAACCAATTACGTGAAATATCATATAAATCTATACGAGAACCCATCTCTTTGTAAAACATCATAAACGCCCAGTTGAACGCAGCAATAGTAGCTACTACAATAGAAGCACCCCAGCAAACATATTTCTTTACAATAGGAATATCGCTCTTATTGTAATCTTTACCCGATAACAATCTTACAATGAACGCAGCAATAGAAGTTACTAGATTGTCAACACTATCATATACAGAGTTTACCATATCAGCTCCCGAAAACGTTTTAGTAGGCGCGGTTCTACGTTTCCCTTCATATATATTATCTGGCTGGGTCCAATCATCTTCACTGAATGTAGCGATTGGAACGGGTGCGAAACCCTCTTTATCATTGTCCTCTGCATCATTATCCATATTGTCGTGTATATTCTCCAATGGTTCTATATTCTTATAATTCCTACTTTTTTTCTTTTTATGAACCGTTTTTATTTTATGCTTCATATTCTCGGTTTGGAAATTAGATGTATTATTTGTATCACTAAATGTTTTATCGATTGGATTATTAGTTAAATTCATACGATTTACTGGAACCATTGTATATTATAAATTTGTTTCTTATAATATACAACTGTATAATAAAACCCTTATTCTTGCGGAATTATCTTGCATACATCATGCCACAATTGCCACTAATGAACGATAAAATGTTGTACCTCTCTTCATACAAAGTCATATTGTAATTATATTCGTATAACTTCCAGTTGTTTTTACGGACACCAATCGGATTTCCGTCGTCATCACAAATAATATCAAATTTAGATGCAACCTGATCAATTGAGGGAACATATGTAGTTAGTTCCAATTCAATGTTCTTAAATTTACTTAAATTAATTGCCCCCGATGGCTGGTATTCATAAGGACTAGTATTAAGACAGAAGTTGTAGCAATAAATGCCTTCCTTAGCATTTCCCTTAGTACGAGTATATTTCTCGATATAATCATAAATGCCCCGTGTTAACATGTTTTCTCTGTATTCTCCATCTAATACAATCCCCATTGTTTCCAATATATGTTTATGGTTATCGACAATGTAGTTTCCAGTAATGTAAACGCCGGTAGTGCGTGTATCTCGTGGATCCACATTCGGATATTCACCAATTAAATTAAGGTCGTTACGGTATACTGAAACATCTACCGGAATATTTTTATATGGCCAATTCGAATAGTTCGACCATTCATTTCGCATGTTAACATCGTTTCTCTGCAAATACCACATCCAGCTTGATATCATTCCATTTGATTCGAGTTTAATTCTTTTTGATCCAGTGATATTTTCAAACTTATGTTGAAAAACGTCTTTTACTAAATATACATGGTCTTCTGACGCAAACACTTGGGCTTCTTCCTTGGATAGGAAACAATACGTCGACATTAGGTGTACATCTGCGTTCCATGTGGATACCTGATTTTCATAAATAATCGGTTTAAAACCATTTAGTTCATTACCAGAGAATATTGGTTCGGGATGAGAAGGGGGTGTTTGTAAAAAACGGTACATTTGGAACCTAGCTTCATTAAAGTCGGGTCGAACATAGGGGCGGTTATTCGCATTATCATAGACATCACGAACAGTAAATAAATCCTGTATAGGACGCATCGTAACCGTTATTTCTAATTCATTGTATTGTAATGCAATTAGCGGGAATGCACAGCCATTATTCAATGTAAACCAAGTATTTATAGGAATATAGAGGTTTCGTCCTCGAATGGAAGGTTCCGATCCAGTCGTATCATTACTATACATAGCCGATGGGTATGAGTTAGCGCGTGTATAACTATTCGCCGGATTGTTCAATTCCGGAACATTTCCACTCATTTGATTAAACAACTCTTTTTTCTCTGAACTGAAATCCCGCTCGACCATCATTTGTAAATATTCTCCTGTATATTTTTGTATAGTCAGTGAGCCACATGTAATGGTGATATCTTTTATCATATTTGTACCAAGGTTCTCGATCCATTTGAAATCATATGGTGCCCATCGGAAATCAGTTCCGTTTACAGGGTCGTCGATAGGAGGATGGATTGGGCTCCAAATATCAGGCATAGTTACCACAACATATGTATCCATTAGTAATTCTGCGTATCGAGGAATTTTAAAGGTAAACTTAGAATCTTCTGTTAGACGAAGGTCTCTTAAACCATTGTAATCCAAACGAAATTTTTGAAGTCCGAAGTTACTGTATTTGCAATAAGTTACCTTAAAAAATGTTTTGCTAGGATTTCCAGTTAAAAATAGATTATTGTTTCCGAGTGCAACGATGTTTAGTAATCCACCTGCCATTTACTTAATATATATAATAACTATTATATTTGTTATCGATAAAATATATTATTTTGTCGCAGTATTTATATACGCCGGCAAGTATGGAAATATATAAGCGACTTATGTTAATATTTGCAATGATTATTTTTATCTATATAACATTCCGTTTTTTAAGGAGACGTCGAGAAATAAGTCATTTACGTAACAAAATACATATAGAAGGACTAAAAAACAAGGATAAATGTAAGAATGCCACGTGTGCAGGTAATGATCTTGACCGCGTAGAGGGGTTTGGTTCACCAGAAGCCGAATATAATAATTTGATTGAACCTAATCCGGTTAGTATCACTTCTATGAGTAAAGAGTATATAGATCAACCTTTGAAAGAATACGTAATCAAAGGTTCTTATAATAGTGCCATTACAGGGAACTATGTCAATACGGAAATGGTGAAGTACGTATTAACACGAGGATGCAGGTATTTAGATTTTGAGGTACTTTATATAGACGAAAAACCATTCGTTACTTATACTACTGACAATAAGTTCGAAACAATAAAGACGGAGAACAAGATAGTGTTGGATAGAATACTTACCTCAGTAGTAGCACAAGCATTTACTCAGCCAATACCAAATTTTGAAGACCCCCTATTTATTCATTTAAGGTTAAAATCAAATGATGTTAATATCTATAAATCGGTGGCCAAATCAATCGATGCTACATTACGCGGGAAGTTATATTCTAAAAAAATAACAGATGCTACCAAATTGTCTGATGTGATGGGCAAAATAGTGGTCGTTATGGACAAACCGATCAACCGTAAGTATGAAAACGATAGTATGTGTAAGGGATCTGATAAAGATTGCTACAAATTGACGAACTATATAAATTTAGATAGTGGATCGGAGACTTTGTATCAGAATACATATACCGATATATTAAACCAATCCTATACTCCGGTAAATATGAAGGATAAGTGTGATATATGTACAGACGTAAAGCATAATCGAATGGTTGTTCCAGATAAGATGGACAACACAAGTAATCCAAATACATATGAACTAATTGGAAACCACGGTTGTCAAGTGGTAATGTGTCGCTTTTACATAAAAGACGACAATTTGTATAATTACGAAAAACTGTTTGACGATAATAAGGGTGGTATCGTACCATTATTATTTGCATCTGATTACATAAAAAAGGAAGGAACCAAGTAATTTAGGGTGTAAACAAAGTAATATCTTATTATATGTATATGAGTAAGTATAATAAGACGAAAGCAAATAGGACACGTCGGAAAAATTCAGCGAAGTTTAAAAATTCAGAATGTAATGATGGGATGACGTTTCAAGAATGTGAATTAGCTATATTGAGGCAAGCAGTCGTTGAAAATGAAGAAGCACAAGGTCGAAGAGTAGTAAATAATGATGATATCCGACAGATTTTAAAAATAGTAGAGGATTTCATTGTACAAAAGAAGTTAATATGTTATGGAGGTACTGCAATTAACAATATTCTACCAAAAAACGTGCAATTTTACAATAAAGAAACTGAGATACCTGATTACGATTTCTTTTCACCCGATGCATTGAATGATTGTAAAGAATTGGCCGACATTTATTATAAACATGGTTATACGGATGTTGAAGCCAAATCTGGGATGCATGTAGGCACATACAAGGTATTCGTGAACTTCATACCCATTGCCGATATTACACAATTGGTACCGAAAATATATGATGCAATACGCAAAGAAACAATTGTTATTGCGGGTATTAATTATGCTCCCCCTAATTATTTACGCATGTCAATGTATTTAGAATTATCTCGCCCCCATGGTGATATATCTAGATGGGAGAAGGTATTGAAACGACTTACACTATTAAATAAACATTACCCAATGGAGAGTGATGAATGTTCACATATTGATTTTCAACGAGAATTAGACAGTGATATGAGCAATGCAGAAACAATCTATGTTATTACTCGTGATACATTAATTAACCAAGGAGTGATATTTTTTGGTGGCTATGCATTCGGAATGTATTCAAAATATACCAAAGACAATACAGACCGCAAGATAAAAGAGATACCCGATTTTGATGTCTTGTCAGAAGACCCAGAAAGAACAGCTATGATCGTAAAAGAGCAGTTGACCCATAATAACATAAAAAAAGTAAAGATTATCAAGCATCCGGCAGTTGGTGAAATTATACCCGAACGTACAGAGATACGTGTTGGACAAGAAACTATTCTATTTATTTACAAACCATTAGAATGTCATAGTTATAATAAAATTACTATCAATAATAACGAGATACATATTGCAACTATTGATACTATATTGAGCTTTTATCTTGCACTGATTTATGTGGATGCCGACCTAAATTATAATAGGTTGCTCTGTATGGCGAGCTTCTTATTTAATATCCAAGAGAAAAATCGATTGACGCAAAGAGGCCTATTGAAACGCTTCACTATGAGTTGTTATGGTACCCAAACTACATTAGAAGATATCCGTTCGGAAAAGGCGGCCAAATACAAAGAGTTCAAGGATAGTAAAAAATCGAGGGGTGATGAATATGATACTTGGTTTTTAAAATATAATCCAGGGGATAAAAAGACGGTAAAAAAGAACAACAAAACGAGAAAGTCCAAAGCAACGACCAAGCAAACAAAACCAGGATTATTTGACATCTTCAAGAAAGTTAAATCTCGCTAATGTATGTAGTAAACTTGATTACTGTATAATATAGAGAGCCGAACGCCATACTTTTTAATAGTAATCCATAGAAGTTAAAATTGCCATCATCATTATAAATAGATAAGAACGAGAACCGTTTGAAAATAAATGTATTTACCATAGGCATTTGGAATATGAAATACAAGATCGCAATAAAGATGGGGGTTTGAAAATCCGTAATAATATTATCGATCGTATTCATGCGCCGTTTCTTTTCCTCATATTCTCGCAAGTTCTTTTCAGTAGACTTTTCGTGATCTCGTACATAGTCATCAAGATCTTTATGTTTGGGAATATAATTGGGTTGGGTGGCTTCGTCTTGTGAATAATGAGTAGTGTCTTGCTGTATATCCCTTGACGGTAAACGCTGTTGTTGTAATGCTCTTAGTTCTGCAATATCTTGTTCAGATAACTGGTTTGATACAGGCATAGAATGAGGATTTTCTTTTGGGTTATTAACAGAGGTCGTATCTTGTGGCATATCAATAATTGGGTTCTTCTCGGAAATTCCATATGGATTGGGATGTACATTTATAGGAATGTAGTTGTTGGGTAATTCATTCGAGTTTCCATTCGGTAAATTATCTGATCCAGGTGCAGGAGCTTGTGGTTGGGAATTGCCATTGGGCAGATCAGAAATTCGCGTAAATGTATTTTCCATTTGACTATACAATATCAAATAACAATATTGTATAATTTTTACGAATAATATTTTAAGATTATTCTGAGTTTTCGCTATCATTCTGACCAGATACATCAATAACGCGTTTTGTAGAGTCGCATTTGCCTGGGGCACTTTTGTACTTATAGCATTTTTCGCCATGTTTAAATATTTTGTCTTCAATATCATCGATTACCGGTCCATTAAATACAATGCATTTATCTTCGGTGCACGTTTGTCTGAATAAAGTTGCTAAACCCAGACCCAATAGTATCGAAACTAATGCTTGACCTGTGGGTGTGTATAATAAACGCTTAAAATTCATTGTATAATATAGATTATTATAATATACAACGGCGAAAATAAAAATTTCTAATACAGAAAACTATGATTGAACCGGCACTGTGGTTATCTCACTATCATTTGTAGGACAATCAACTTCTGTTTGTTTAAACGAGAAACAAGTATCAGTTCTATCCTTATATTGTAAAACGCCTACATTTTCAGGCGTTGGATATACATAGATTTTCCTTGACTTAGGCATTGTTACATAAACTGCAAATAATCCAAATGCTAAACTCATTATAAATACGTCTAATCGGACATATTTGAAGATACTCATAGGTGTAATTAAAATATAATCACATATTATTGATAACAATAATTTTATTATTTCTTGGATTTCTTCTTCTTAGTTTTCTTTTGTGCAGCCTTCACTTGTTTCTGTTTGTCCTCTTCTTCCATTAGCTTTACTAGATCTGGATGGATAAAACTCTTTTCCTGTTTTTCTTCACCATTTATTCTAAATGTGTATTTGTCCTTATCACTATCTTTCAAGATAGAATATTGTTCCGCAAGTCTGCGTTGCTCTTCCATATAGGCCTTTTCGCGTTCAGCCTGCTTTAATTGAGCAGCTTGTTGTTCAACTTGTTGCTGTAATTGTTTCATATCAAATCGTTGTTTGGACTTCTCTTTTAGTTTTTGCGACTTGGTCATTCGGTCAATCGCATTTGTATCTAATCGAACATTTTTACCAAGTCCACCCATAGCACCGGCTAGACCAGCGAGGTCACCTAGACCTCCTCCTGCGCCGCCAGCTAGCCCTGCGAGACCTGCGAGACCTCCTAGACCTCCTCCTGCACCGCCAGCTAGCCCTGCAAGACCTCCTAGTCCGCCCATTCCCTTCGCCATTTTCTTGAACATATTATTGAGATCATCATTCCCACCCATATCTTTCATTTTGCCAATCAGATCACCTGCTTCTTTCATAATTTCTTCACGCGATATTTCACCACTTTTCATTTTAGAATCCAACTTACCACCTACGGTTTTCATCAAATCCATAATCTTTTTGGGATTTTTCATGAGTTTCTTAATTACGTCTTGTGGATTTTCATCGTTGCCATCCTCTCCAATTAAATCTGCAAAATCTCCCGAAATTTCTTCGGCCATCTCCTTTGCAAGAGACCCGATCTTACCATTAAATAGGGTATTTAAGTGATCCTGTATGTTTTCCATATTAGGCATTCCTTCCATCTTGTCAAATGAGAAATTCTTCTTGAAGTCGTCTGTATTGGGCATATTCTCAAACATATTCTTAAACGCCTCTTTCTCTGCTTCCGTCTTTTCAGACTTATTGTCAGCTGCTCCTTCTTCTTGCCCTTCTGCGGTTTCTTCCATATTCTTAAAGAAATCGGTTAGACCACTCATAGTTTCACTCAACTTTTCGTGTAATTCAGACTGGTCAACCCCATCAAAAATATTCATTGTTTCACCGAAACCGTTTTTGTCCTTTACTGCACCAATTACCGTGAATAATACTAATTGTAAATATTTCCATACGGTTTTTTTCGTATTATCACTTACTCCATCCGCGTTGTATAATTGTTTAAAATCTACGTTTGGTAAGAAATGTACATTGGTTTCGCTTTCCGCTGAAAAAATATCGTCATTCTGATAGAGAATATCGAAAAACCTCTCCGGGTAGACGGTTTTGCAATGATCAAATACTGATTGGACATTACTTTCAGTTAAGCTAGAAAAGGTATCTTTCCATAAATTATTGTATTCGGGATAAGTTATAGCCAGATCTTTTGTGAAGTCACTTATGACGGATGCAAAGTTTGGTGGGATAGTGGTTTCGTCCATGATATAACCTATATTTCATATTTTTATTTAACTGGTTTTGGACATTAAGTATTTATTTTTATGATATCATTCTGATTGAGGTTGACTGAGTTCTGTCATGGTATGTATCATAGAAGGAGTTGCATATGGAGTTGTAGTTTCAGAAGATTGTATGTATTGTTCAATATCATTGTCGTCGACTGTTGCGCAAATACTAGCATTATCCATATCGATATCAAATGCATGGTTTTTATGACGAGATAATTTTGGTGGCGTAATATACTCGAAGAATGCTGAATTGCACGAAGATGTTTCACTTTCAATTGTAGTATTATATGATTGTTGTCCGCCTTGTGTGGAGAACCTGGATAGTATATGGGGTGACAATTCTACGGTTTGTATTGTCTTATATACAATACTTAAATCATCTCGCAATGTTCTTATAAAACTATTATTTTCGTCTGGATGTGTCTTAATGTAATCATTGATAGTTCCAAATACATTTTTGATTTCTATCTGTAATTCAAGTTCTTCGGCGTAAGTTACAATGTGTGTTGACTTAAATAATAGTTCCATTACCTTTTGTCTCAGTGAATGTTTTGACAAATCATTACTATCTTGTATCAAGTTACCATCAGGGGAAATAAGTGCAGGCAATTTATATAGTGTATCTACAATACCATAACTATCAAAACTGTTTCCATAGTTGCCATAAATCGTTGCACAAACCGCATTGCAATTAACAGTTTTAATGTTGTAGATTTTGTTTACTTCGCCTACTAATACACTCTCCGTTATTTCAGTAACCCATTCATTTGTATTCCAATTGTATATATAACCATCCGTAACCTCGATTTTTACGTTTTTAATTGCCGGATACAAGAATTTATGTATTGCTTCGCCATAGACGATTGATGTGTTCTCGGTTTTATCTACAAATAGATATTCCGTGTTTTTATTTTTACATATGTCGCGAAGAAGACCTACATTATGGTCGTTTCCGTACCCAATAAATGTGTTTATATATTTATCACATACTAAGCGAGATAATTCATTGTTATCAATAATGCCGCTGGTTGGGTCTCCGTCAGTCATGAATATATG